GAGGAGGTGTTTTGCCTCCATGACGTCTTCGTACAGTCGGGGCATCTCGTTCGAGCTGATGTCGTCGAACATCCGTCCGAATCCCCACGCGGCGCGGAGGTCGGCCGCGAACTTGGACGGTTTGATGCACTTAGCGTCAATCCATCCGGCTTTGATCGCCTCCGCTACCGTCCCGTACTCGATTCGCTCCAGAGATCCGACGATCACCGAGTTGTCATGGCCCCCGGTGTCCGCGCGCTGCCACTTCAACGGCAATGGCAACTGCCGTGACGACACCCCGGACGACAGGAATCTCCGGCCGTCTCCGGTGGACACGTCGAGGGGGGCGAGCATGCCCCGCCATCCGGTACCCATACCTAGCCCCTAACCGCTAGTAGTTCTTGAATTGACGATACGTGAGATCAATGTTTTCACCTGGTTCCAGGAGGATCGTGGTACACCGGCAGCAAATGACCTCTTTGCCGGGGCCCAGTGGATCACCGGGGAACCGAAGCGACGCACCACCCACGATGAACGGCTGCCCCGCCGGAACCCGCTGCCCATCCGCGCGCTTGTGGGTAGGCCGCACCCGATTGTCTACGGTCGCGACCCACATCTGCTCGAACGGGACGTCGAGTTCCTCCGCCACGGCAGCGAACGCGTCCTGTCGGCCGGCGTTCAACGCGCCCATGGTCTCCGTCCGCGCGACCGTGGTCGCGCGGTTCGGCCATCGTTCCGTGTGGGTCGTCGACAACACCTCCTCAACCCGGTTTGCGATCTCCGCCGCACCCTCGCCGAGGTTCGCGCCGATCGACACCTGCCGTGCGACGAGGTCAAAGGTCGTATCTACCGTGCGGACCATGCGGTTGGACACCGTCGCGAGGTGTTCGACCACGGCCGGACGGGAATCGAACCGGTACCCCTCGCCGAGCAACGACCGGTAGGCCGTGCCTACCGCGTCCCGGACCGGGCCCCGGACGATCCGGTCCACGGCAGCGGCCCACGCCGGGGACTTCGAGAACACCGCCAGGGGATCGGGGAGGGCCGTGTGGAGGACCGCGCGGGACACCGTCACCAACCACGCCGACAACTCCACCCACACTGCCTCACGGATCGCGGCCTCGATCACGGCGGCCTCCGTAGCCGCCTCCATCCGGGGGACGATCCACGGGTCGGTTCCCTCACCGTCCCACACCGGCCCCGTGTCGGCCCCAGTGATCACCCAGGCCCCGTGCTCCTCCGCGAACCATGCCGCGTCATCGGGACCGTCCGGGTAGAACACGTCCCCCGCCGCGTTCACCATCGCCCCGGGCACCGTGCGGGCGTAGTCCAACGACCACAGGTCATCCACAGGTCATCACCCGTAGCCGGTCGACCGTAGCCGGTGCCGTGAACATGGTCTCGACGTCGACGGGATCGTAGGCGATGCCCCGGACGAGGAGATCACGGCAGTGTTCCTCGACCATCGCGAGAAACAACTGGTCGTCAATCCCGAACGCCGGCCCTACCCCGGCGAACTCGTCCCGCCATGCCCCGTTGAGGAACACCGTGATCTCGTTTGACCCGGTGACCGGCCCGTGGTGCACGTGCAACTGGTAGGCCGGTACTCCGGCTGGTCGTTTCGAGTGGGGGACGAGACGCGTACCGGCGAGACCGAGCGCGCGTCGGATCGCCAACTGGGCCGCGAACGACAACCCCGGTGGCGCCTTGGGTGGTCCGGCTGGCCCCGGGGCCGACCCGGGGGGTTCCCCCTCATCCTCTTTCGGTTCGGTTTCCTCCGGCATCTCCTCCTCCGGTTCTGTATCCGGTGGTGCGGGTGGTTGTTCGCCGGTGGATTCGGACGGGGCAACGGTCGTCTGGGCCGGCGGGAGGCCAATCAACGCGCGGAGGGCTGGGTCGGACAGAACCGTGTCGGGGGACGCGAGGAGGAGTTTCTCGACGAGCCGTACGGACCGTTCCTCCGTCGATGGGGCGTCCCCGTCGGACCACGACGACGCGGCACGGGTCACAGCGTCGGACAGCAGCATCCTGTCGTGGAGGTCTTTGGCGTCCCCGGACCGGTCGGGATTCACCGTCAACGGCGCGGTGTCGAACGCGTACATGTAGGCGTTCGGATCCTCACCCAGGGCCTCAAGGGCAGGTGCGAGGTATCCGGTCGTCAACGCCGCTGCGATCCGCGTCAACACCGGCTTGATGTGGATCTGTACCGCCTCGCGGCTGATCGCCCACGCGTTCCAGTGGTTCGTCGACGACCCGAGGCCAATGAGGACCTCGGGGGGGATGTCCAACGACTGGGCTAGGGACCGGAGGGCGCCTTCCCGCATCTCCCCGATCTGTCCGGACAACTCCGACCAGAGGGTGATGTGCCGAATTCGTTCGATGTCCTCGCCGGGTCCGGTGATGATGATCGGCACCATGGCCTCGGCCGACGACCGGTCGCGCAGCGACCGGGACATGACCCGGCCGAGGAGGGCGGAGAAACCGGCGGCCCCGGCCGGATCGTCGTCACCATGGGGGAGTTCCAACGATTCGGGGATCGCGAACACCCCGGCCCCCGACAGGCGCGAGTCCAGTTCGGCGAATTCGCGCTTGCGGAGGGCCTCCATCTCGCGGAGATCCGGAATCGCGGACCGGGTTGCCGAGTCGGGTTCGGACGTATCGGCCGGATGCGGTGTCCACACCCGGATGATCAGGTCAATTCCCTCGCGGTACTCCATCGTTCCGCCCCCGTGCACCGGGGAGCGGCTGACCGTGATCGTGTCGCCCTGTCGTTTGATCTGTCGTGACGTGACGACCCACCACAGGTCTCCGCCGTCCTCGGCTCCCCCGGACTCAGCGACCACGTACGCCTCGCCGGGAACGAAAAGGTCGATGCCGAGGAGGCGAAGCGCTTCGGCCTTCGCGTCGCCGGTTCCCAACGGGCCGGAAGCAAGTTTGGCTACGGGGCCGGTGTCGACGCGTTCGCCGGGGGATCCGTCCGGGTTGGCCTTCGCGACGTAGAGGACGCAGCGGGAGACCGAGTTACCAATCCAGTTCGCGACGAATCGGAGTTGTCCGGTGATGTCGTACAGGCGCCACGCGTCGGTCTGCCACGCCCGATCTCCGAACCGGTAGGAACGCCACGAAGCGCCATCCATCGACAGCCGGGACACAGCCGCTGTCACCGACGACCCGGCCGGACTGGACGCGAGCGCACGACGCGCCGAGGCCGCGACAATCTCCCGGAACCGGTCCGTGGTCGTGTCGGCCTTCCGGAACCGCCACAGGACCGGAGGCGAGAACAGGTCGTCGATCTCCTGCCGGAGGACCGGATCTGCCTCGCTGACCGCCCGCAGTTGCCGCTTCCTCCGACGGATTACCATCATTGCCGCCCGTATGCGTAGATCATGCCGGTTACCTGCGAAACCGCGAACGCCAGCATGATGACCAAAACGATCGGGGACGTACCCCACAGGTAGATGATCGGCGCGGTGAGGAACCCGACCCAGACAGACACGCACCACGGACAACCAGTGGCGTTCCCGTCCGGAGCGCCAAGGAGGTACACCAGCATACGGTGAACCCGCCGGTACGGGTCGAACCGTGCGACGAGGTGTTCACGTACCGGACGCGTGACCTCATCATGTGTGATTAACGTGGTGACCCGGGTTACCGCCATGGCGTACAACGCCAACACGACAGCAGACGGCATCATGCCGTGATCATAGGCCCAGCGGGGGGATTATTGTCCTATCGCACCATAGGATCAAGTGGGAAGACCACCTCGCGCTAGAGGCGGAACCCGACTCAATCGGTAACGTACCACCCGCTGTCTATCGCGCCAGCGGCCCGAAGCCACCACCGGTACCACCACGATCAAGTGGGGATGATCCAGTCGTCGGTAACGACCCACCCGGTGCCGCAGCACCCCCCGAACCGCTCTTCGGGATCGGCAACAGGGCGTACGCGAGATAGGTGCTCGCGTCGATCCGGCCCGGCGAATCAGACGCCCCATCCTGCCACGTCGCCCACTCCTCCTCGACCTCCGGTAGATACACGGCCGTCCGTATCCGATCCTCTATCCACTGCTGCGCGATCGGGTCCGCGCGCAACCGCTTGTTCTTCCGTGCCGTTACCGCTTTGATCCGGGGACACATCCGGCCGTACCGAAGGGCCATGCCGTCAACCCGGCGTTCCACCTCCCGCGCGGTCAGCCGTGGTGCGGCGTTCATGACCCGTTGCCTGGCCTCCTCCCGCTCCTCCGCCTGCAGCGTCGACCACGCGGTTCGGATCATCCGACCCGCCATGTCACCACCGAAGTTCTTCTCGAAGATGATCAGGTCGGCGTCAATGTTCACGGCCATCTCGCACGCGGCCCGTGACCACGCGTCCGACGACATCGCCCCGGACGCGTCCCGGACCAAATACAGGCGCTTGTCCGACCCGAGGTATCCCCCGATTATCCCGGCGACGTCTCTACCGCCCCCGGACGGGTCGACCGCCACGGCGGCCCGGACCGGGGTGGTGTCGCATGGGTGGCACCCGGAGCCCTTCGTGTAGCAGCGCCGTTCGCGGAGGAGTTCGCGGGTGAGGAGCGCACCCTCGGATGGTTTCGGGTCGCACATGTACAACGCGTGCCAGTCCTGCACGGTTGACGATCGGCGTTTGTCCTGCCAGTGGGCGGTTGCGCGCGCGGTGTCGCTCAGCCGAATTTTCGGGTGCGGTAGCGGATCACCAAGTTTTCGGTGGAGCGGGTCGTGTTCGGGATCGTCGCAGAACGCGGGTATGCGGATGACTTCCCACCGTCCGCCCTCGTCCGTGGTGCCCTCGTCCGCTACGACTCTGGCCGCCAGGTCGTCTGGGTGCCATGGGGTCATGATCAGCACTAGGGGTGCTCCGGGAGACAGCCGGCTGATGATGTCAGCTGACAGCCATCGGTACGCGCGGTCCCGGAACCGTAGCGAGTCGGCTTCCGCGCGTGATTTGTGTGGATCGTCGATGAATGCGATATCTCCCGGTTTTCCGGTCACTCCGGCGCCGATTCCGACGGATAGGACACCTCCGCCGGTGGTGAGTTGCCAGTCCTGTACCGCTTCCGACCCTCGGGCCAGGGCCAGGCCGAACCGGGTGCCGTGTTCCTCGATCAGGCGTTTCGAGTCGCGTCCCCGGTCGACGGCCAGGGAATCCCCGTAAGATCCGATGATTACCCGCGCGTCTGGGCGGTTCGCGAGCCACCACACCGAGCCGCCGACCACGGCAGTAAGGGTCTTACCGGTCTGTGGCGGAATTTTGATCAACAGCCTGTCTATTTCACCTGCCAACACGCGTTTCATTCGGGTTGTGATCACGTCGAGGTGGGGTCGGAAGCGGTATCGGGGAACGATTCGGTGGAGCAACGCTGCCGGATCGGACAACGACGCACGGTCCTCGGCCGCGTCGAGCGCCTTCGCCTCGGCGAGCAACTCCGCGTCGGTCATGGTGGAGGGGTCGCGGAGCCCCGATAGTTTCGTCACGACCCCTCCCAGGTTGGTCCTATCGACCCATCATGATCACGTCACGGACGGGATCCGTCCCACCCCCGGCCCCCATCACCGGTCTCCGGCCGAGGGGGGTTGCAGGGGTCGACGTCCGGGCCGTCCCGTGACGTCGTGATCTCAATGCGGCAGGGGATTCGGGTGTCCGGAACATGATCACATAGTAGTTGTCGCATGCCCCATGTGACGACGTCCATCCCGGCCGAGAATCGGGAATGGTGAACGCCCCGACGGTCCGGATTTCCCCCGGTGCCGAGGCGTTCGAGTCCACCGTTCCCTTATCCCCCAACGCCGGTGGAAAAT